AAACATATTTAAAAAATATCTTAGCATTCTTTGCAATTTCTGATGGACTGGTGATTGATAACCTTGCAACCAATTTCTTGAATGAGGTTGAGATATTAGAAGCTCAATATTTCTATGGTCACCAAACATTCATCGAACAAGTACATGCTAACGGATATTCACTGTTGATTGAAACCTATATCAAAGACCTTGAGGAACGTGAAGCGTTATTCAACTCAATGGAAACCAATGTAGCTGTTAATAAAAAGGCTACATGGGCTGAGAATTGGATAGGTCACCCTTCATTCGGTCATCGTTTAGTAGCGTTTGCTTGTGTGGAAGGTATTTCTTTCGCAAGTGTATTCTCAGGAGTTTTTTGGTATAGAAGTAGAAATAAGATGGCTGGCCTTGCAGCCATGAACGAACTGATTCTTAGAGACGAAACAACTCACTATGAGTTTGCATTGAACCTATATAAGAATTATCTTAAAGATGAATATAAGTTATCAAAAGATGAACTTAGAAATATTATACTCAGCTGTTGTGATGTCGAAAAGGCTTTTGTCGAAGATAGCATGCCTGACGGTTTACAAGGTATGACTAAAGAAGATATGATAAGGTATGTACAGTACGTAACAGATATCGTATTAAATGATTTTGGCTGCAAACCAGAGTTCAATGCATCAAACCCATTTGAATTCATGGCTAGAATCGGACTATCCGCTAAGAATAACTTTTTTGAACAAAGAGTGGGTGAATATTCAAGGGTTGACATTCCTTCTAGTATGGAAGGTGTTTTTGATGATGAATTTTAATGTTATAAAAAAATAAAGATGAAAATAGTAAAAAGAGATAAATCAACACAAGCGTTTGCACCTAATAAGATTCTTACTAGGATTAAAGAGCAGTCCAAGGGGCTTAAAGTGAACCCAGACCTTCTATTTCAAGAAGTGATCCCTTTGATAAGTGATAATATTACAACGACTGAAATTGATGAAATCATAGCATTCAAAGCAGCTGATAAAGTAATCAAACACCCTGACTATTCTTTGTTAGGTGGTAGGATTCTACTCAGCCGCCAATCAAAACTTATCGGTAAACCATTACAACAAGTGGATTTAACATATGATTTCTTTGCGGCCACAACATTTTTAACGAAATACTCGAAAAGAGATGTTAAAAACGCCCCATTAGAATTACCATCATGTATGTATGAAAGGGTTGCCAATTTTCTGAGTGAAAACGAGAAAAATAAACAAGAACTGCTAGAAGAATTGTTGTCAAAGAGAATTAATTTTGCCACACCTACTTACACCAATGCTGGTATCGATAAGAGAGGCGGTATGATTAGCTGTAACCTAACACATTTGGAGTCTGATAGTATTGAAGGTATCGAAGAAACTTTAACCAAAATAGCTTACGCTTCAAAAGAAGGTGCAGGTATAGGGTTATTGATTGACCCTATCAGAAGTAAGGAAAGTTTTGTTGGCTCATTCAACGGTAATGCTGGTGGTGTCGTCAGATTTGCTGACATGGTTCAATCTAAAATGCGTTTTTATAAACAAGGGTCTAGGTCTGGTAGCTGTGCGTTATACTTATCTGTTTGGCATAGAGATATCATTGATTTCCTTGAGTTGACATCACCAGTTGGCGATGAACAATTAAGAACTAGAGACTTGTTCACCGCAGTGGTTATAAATGACCTATTTATGCGTAAATTGGAGGCTAACGAAGATTGGTATACATTCTGCCCCAATGATATAGTTAAAGCGGGTCTAAGGCCTTTATATGAACTCTACGGAGGCGAATTTGAAGCCGAGTATGCTAAGGCTGTTGAATTAGGTCTTGGGAAACCAATTTCGGCTAAGAGAATTTTTGATTCTATTATCAAAGCGCAGGTTGAAAGTGGTAAACCGTATGTATTATTCAAAGATAATGCGAATAAACGCAACATGCAAGATAATATAGGTGTTATTAAAATGAGTAATTTGTGTTGCGAAATATTGGAAGTCTCCCAACCTAGAAAAACAGCTCAATGCACATTGGCATCAATCAATCTTAGCGAACATGATAACTTAGATACCATAGCCAAGAGTACTAAAGTTTTGGTTAAAGCCTTGAATCAAGTAATCGATAAAAATAAGTGGTCTGATGAATGGAGCGAAGCGGCTGGGTTGGATCAGAGAGCGATAGCAATTGGAGTGGCAGGTATGGCAGACTTTTTTGCTAAGAAGAAGATTTCATATGAAAGTGATTCGGCAAAAACGTGGAATACTGATATATTTGAAACTATGTACAAATCAGCTCTAACTGAATCTATGTCGATTGCTGAAGAGAAAGGCGAATGTTACCCAGCTTGGGAAGGTAGTCGTTACTCCAAAGGTGAGACTTACATAGAAGGTTGGTCACCAAAGTCAGAAGGTGAATCTATACCGATGTATAATAGCTTGCTCCTCGCATTAATGCCAACAGCCTCAAGCGCCATTCTTCTAGGTTCCTTTGAATCATTTGAACCCGTAACATCAAACTTATTCACCAGAAGAGTTGGACAAGGTGAGTTCTTAATCGTGAACAAATACTTAGTTAACGAATTGTTGGATTTGGGTCTGTGGGATAATAATATGATTGATAAGATTATTGGAAATAAAGGTAGTGTCCAGAATATAATGGATATCCCAGAAGATATAAGATATCGTTATAAGGACGTATGGGAAATACCTCAGAGAGTGTTATTGGATTTATCTATAATCAGGAATAAATACGTTGACCAATCACAATCACTCAACGTATATCACTCTGATGCTAAGTACTCTAAGATTGCTAGTGCATTAATGTATGCTTGGAAAGGTGGTCTTAAAACTGGTTCATATTATACAAGGACTAAGAGTAAGCTTGAAGCTAATTCTAAATTAGCCTCAATGAAAACGGAAGTCTTACCAGAAAAACCTAAAGATAGCCCATTCGATTGTTTTGGGTGTAGCGCATAATTATGGATTTATCTACTTATACATTAACTGAAACTGATAAAGCCTATTGTCTTAAGCATGCTCAAGGTATGGCTGACGGTTTCAGTACGTATAGTTTTAAGAACGATGCCAAACAGTCGTTAGACGTATATTATATCGGTAAAGTTGGTGAGTTCGCAGTTTTTAAATACCTTAAAAATTTAGAGAAACAGAACAAGCTTAAAATAGTACACGTTCCGTTCAGAGAAACCTACGAAAGGTTGAACTTCAATGATGACTTCATTATAGAACATAATGGAGTTAAACAACAAATCGAAGTTAGAACCAAAGGTAGAAACGTTGACCCTAAACCTGAATACGAATGTTGTAGCGATTGTATCAAACCACATTTCCTTTACATGTTTGTATCGTTTAATCGTCAGACTGATAGTGCAACTGTGTTAGGTGTAGCTAATTGGGATAATTTCAGTAAATACGCTGTCGTCACTAAGAAAGGTTCCAACAACGATAATTTTACCAATAAAGTGAACGAGTTCAATATTAAAATTCAACACTTAACTCCACTTAATCAATATTTCAACGGTTAAATATCGTGTTATGTTCTCGTGCTAACTTATTAACAATAAATGCTAATTTAAAACGCTGAAAAAAAACACAACAAGAATTTTATGGTAGGGTTTAAAAAATTGTATATTTATATATAAAGAAAAAACTATGAGCGAAGATATTAGAAACATGATTGATAAAGTTAAGAACTTTAAACCATCTTTAAATGAACAAGATATGAATAAAAGTGAGTTCGGTTTTGGTGAATTTCCTAAGCCTAAAAAAGAAGTCTGGCTTCAATTAATTGATAGAGCGAGAAAAGACGGTTTATTATCAGATATTCACTATAATGATAAAATAATTAGAAAGATTGCTATTGAATTGGCTAATGAATTTGAAAATATGGAAGAGCCTAATAAACAATCAAATAAAGATTTATTTTTAGGTATGTTCTATAATAGAATACCAAGATGGGCTTGGGGTGAACCGACAAATTCTATTTTAATGAAGTATGACTTAAAAAAATCTTAATTTTATGGTAGGGTTTTAAAAAATTGTATATTTATATATAAAGAAAAAGTTATGAGCGAAGATATTAGAAACATGATTGATAAAGTTAATAACTTTAAACCATCTTTAAATGAACAAGATATTAATGAAATATCACCTGATACATTTAAAAGCGCAATAAACGTATCAAAAGAACGTGGTACCGATAGGAGAACATATAAACTTGGAGAGTTATATCTCAACCAATTTATGGGTAAAGATTTGATTGGTGGTAATATAACTAATATTGGCGTTCATAGTCCACAACAAAGTAATTATAGAAAAATAGCTATAGAAGTTACGAAAAGTATTTATCAAGATAGTGGCTATAATAAAGGTGAAAATAAACTTATAAAAGATTATATTTATTACGATATAGATAGCGATTTGTATGATGTAGGTGAAATTGATAGGAAAGATGCGGTTGTCTTATCAAAAATTGCGCAACATATTAATCCTGATACAAGATACAAGCAAACTGGTATGTATTTCCAAATAAAGGGGCGGTAAAACTTTATTTGACTCCGAACACTACTATAAAACCCGTTAATTCGGGTTTTTTTGTTTAATCTCATTTCTATACAAAAAAAATTTTTGAGTTATATTTATCAATAAATGGCACAAGGTAGATATATAAATATAAGGTACCCATTTAGGGATAGTATAAAGGGTTTCCTATTTGAGTTAAACGACACTGATTCATCTGCAATTAGAAGTGATTTGTTGCATCTTATATTGACCACAAGAGGTCAACGATATTATCTACCAGATTTCGGTACTGATTTGATGAAGTATATTTTCGAACCCAATGATAGTAAGACGCTATCTGATATAAAGACAGATATAAATGAGACCGTTAAAAAATACATACCGAACCTAATAGTAAATGATGTTATTGTTGAACGAGATGAGGAGTTTGAACATAAAGCAACAATAAAGATAGATTACACCGTAACCGAGGACGTGTTCGAGGAAAGGGATGTCATTATAATTAATATATAAAAAAATGTCACAGAAAATACCATATTTTGCCAGAAACTTTGCCGACCTTAGAATTGAGCTTATCAACTATATAAGGCAATACTACCCATCTATTTTGCAAGACTTCAACGATGCCTCGGTGGGTTCAATGCTTATCGACTTGAATGCTGGTGTCGGTGATGTGCTATCATTCCATACCGACAGGATGTTCCAAGAGACGCAGATTAATTTTGCACAAGAAAGGGCTAGCGTGTTAAGCATGGCTAGGACATTCGGATTAAAGATACCTGGCAAAAGACCCAGCGTTACCATAGCCGATTTCAGCGTAATTGTACCCGTATTCGGCGATACCTTTGATATATCATACGCACCACTTATTAGACGAGGTGCACAAGTATCTGGAGCTGGGAAAGTATTTGAAACTGTCAACGACATAGACTTTTCATCACCTTTTAGCATCAACGGAATACCAAATAGACTTATAATTCCAAATATAGACTCATCTGGAAACTTGGCGAATTATACTTTAACAAAAAGAGAATTGGTTATAAACGGTATAACCAAGATATTCAAAAGGTCGGTCACAGCAAGTGATGTTAGACCCTTCTTTGAAGTCACATTACCAGATGATAACGTTCTTTCAATAAATTCCGCAATAACATTAGAAGGGCTTAATTATACTCAAACACCTAGCATTGACCAATTCTTGAATCCAGCTAACAGATGGTATGAGATGGAGGCTTTGGCCGATGATTTGGTCTTTATCCAAGACCAATTGGCACCAAGTACCCAATCAGGTATAAATACTGGCAAATGGGTGAGGGTGGATCAAAGATTTATACGGGAATATACCGACTTAGGGTTCACCAAACTTATTTTTGGTGGTGGTTCACAAGATGTTGGTTCATTATGTGATTTTGGGGTTGATAAGACTTTAGTGAATCGAATCGGAGATTTTATAAACAACTTGAGCTTAGGTAAAACACTAACACCTAATACCACGATGTTCATCAGTTACCGAGTAGGCGGTGGCGCAGCGGCCAATTTAGGCCCAAACGTACTTAATACGATTAATACTGTGAATATGACTGTGAACGGTAACAATCAGAATATAAACAATAGCGTTAGAAACTCGTTGACAGTGAACAATCCTCTCCCAGCAATAGGTGGGCGTGATGAACCATCTGTTGAAGAAATTAGAAACATGGTGAGATATAATTTCTCTTCTCAGAATAGGGCTGTTACAATAAAAGACTATCAAGTTAGAATTGGAATGATGCCAGGCGAGTTTGGTGTACCCTTCAGAGTGGGTGTCCTTGAGAACCAAAACAAAATTAGCGCATATATCTTATCCTTGGATGCTTCTGGGAAACTATTAAATCAGTCCACGTCAACACTAAAAGAGAATATCGCCACCTATCTTTCAAACTATAGGATGATAAACGATTATGTTGAAGTGCGTGATGGTAAGGTAATAAATATTGCGGTTGACTGCGGTATATTCATAGATAAACAATACCCACAATCACAAATTATATCACAGGTAATTCAGAATATCCAAAGCTATATGGATATTAAAAACTTTGAAATGGGTGAAACTATATATATAAGCCAATTGATTGAGAATATAAACAATGTTGGTGGTGTTTTGAACGTAATAGATTTAAAATTATTCAATAAAGTCGGAGGTAATTACTCTTTGAACGAGATATCTCAACCCCTTATCGATGCTGAGACTAGAGAGATAAATGTATCTCAGAATTATGCACTCATAGGGGACCCTGTGAGCCTTTTTGAAATCAAATTTCCATCTATAGACGTGAGGTGTAGAGTTAGGAACAATTAATATTGATTCACATTTTTATTTTAACGTTTATATTTCATAAAAAATTAAGACATGAGTTGCTGCAAAACGAATAAAAGGACAAACCCACATTCTGAGAACAGTGGAAAAACTAATAGTAATAAATATAAGGCACTTAAATGGGTTTTATTTGGCATTATGTGTTTGATATCACCATTATTTCTTATACCTATGTTATACATGCTCTATGTTGCAGTTGTTCGTGACGAACGTATTGATTTAATGTTCATGTTACAGTCTTTGGGGGAAATCATAAAGACCCATAAATTGATTAAAGCTAAACCAGATGTGAATTTGGCCGAATTTGAGGTTTATGAAGTAAAGTAATGTCTAAAACAATAAGAATACGGACGACACCGAACGGTGGGGATAATTTCATAAAAATCAATATGGAACAA